TCTCCTAAGTTCATTTGTAAGGTCTTTTGACATTTCGTCAATAATACCTTTCAAAGTTCTCTTAAGATTAGTAGCACCTTCTACACGTACAGAATAACTCGCCATGAATTAAAAGTCCTATTATTGTAAAGCCGCTGTGCCTTGAATAGAAACTGACATCTCTGCCATTCCGTCTAACGCAACTGAACGAGAAATACTTGTAATTATTCCTGTTGCAGTGTAGTTTTCAAATGATGAATTTGAATCATCTACGTAGAACTTCCAGTGGTACTCTGTACCAACTGAGATTGCGCCTACGGCAGTACCATCGGATGTTACTGCTTCTGATCCATCTGAGTCATCAAAAGGAATGAACAAATCTGCTGTTCCAGTCCAAGTTTTTAGGCTTGACTTGTATGAACGTTGCTGTGCTGACGCCATTGTTGTAGATTCTACAACATCTGAAGTTTCTTCAACTGACCAGTTACGGACAAATGCCATATTCTTGTAAGTTGATCCACCATCATCAGAAATCTGCACAGATCCGCCATGACCTGCTTTATTTACTATTGCCATCTTCTGCTCCTTCTAAGTTTAGATTTAATAAGTCTTCTGTTTGCTCAACAGTTTCCTCAGTTTTAGTTTCTGTCTTCTTCTGTTTTTTAACAGAAGTCTTTTCCTCTAATAGTTCCCAACCTTTTTCAGACTTGTACCATTCAACCATATTTTCAGGAATTCTGCGTCTGATGTCGCCAGTTGGAGTTTTCATTTTAAATGTTTTCATTACAATGCTCCTGCTGTAAATGTGTATTGCACATTGCAACGCATAATAAACTGTCCATATGGATGTTCCATTGGTTCACCCATTTGTACTTGTGTAATCTGCGTGTCGTGTGCATTACTGTCACGTTTTCTGTCGGCATCAAGTTTTTCTTCTATTGCTTCAATCAAATCATTGATTGTTTCATCAATAGACTTGTCACTCGCTTTGACAAAACAGACGATTTCAATTTGAAGCATACCTTGCCTCAACTTTCCAGCGCCTATTGTTAAGTCTTCACGTTCTTCATTACCTGCGGTAACAATAACGTGTGGGAATGCCGTTCTCGCCAAGTTGTAAAACTCAGTTTGATCCCTGAACATCGGCTCACGCTTTACAACTCCCATAGGAACTGTATTGATGTCTTGCAATTTCAAGATGATGTCTTTAACAATCTTTTCTCTAATTGAATTCGCCATTACCTGTAAAGCCTGTCTGTTCTTGTAAAAGTCCGTTCGCCATCTTCATATGAAGTGTCTCCGTCACTGTCGTAATCAACACCTGCAAGAAGTTCTCTTCCAAATGTTTCTTCGTACTGGTCACGGTAAAATTTAGCCATTTCCATAAAGATGTCGTCAGGTCTGAAACTACTCAACCTCGGAAGAATGAAATATGACAACGCCGCGTAGACTGTAGTTTCTTTCCACTGTGCAGAGTTAAGTTTTGTAGATTCGAAATCATTGGGATGTTTGCCAAGGGCTTGACCCCACCAATCTGCTTTTAATCTTTTATTCACTTTGTCTGTTGCACGTGTTAATTCACCAGTAAAACTTGCTACACCGTGTTCGAATAAGTCCGGTACGTATGTTGCTAAGTCACTGTCTGTCGCATAGTTTGACATTTTCTTCTCCTAAAGTTTGAGAGGGGTTAGACCCCTCTCTATGAGTTATTAAACGTCAGAAATGATTCTAACTGCTCTTGTTGAGTCTACTACGGCACCCTGTGCATGAATACTTGCAATTATGTCAGTACCCATTCCTGCTTCATTCCGGCTTGTTGAAACGTCAAGCCCACGAAACATTGCTATGCCAAAAGCACCATCAACGAATGCACAACCGGCATAGTCTGCACCTGAGTTGTCAGTTTGAACTAATGCTGATTGGTACACGTTTGCACCAAATAGTTTTCCTACGAACCCCCGCGCCATCGCTTCGTTGGCGGCATCAGAACCTGCAAAAGCGGCTGATGTGAATTCTTTAAGAATTTCTTTGATTTGTGTTGGATGTAGAACAACATTAACTTCACCACCGAATTTTGCTGTACGTACAGTTTGAACTGCATCAGCAATTAAGTCGATTGTTAAGTCTGAACCAGAAGTACCTACTTCTGAAATGCCTGAATCTTTGAACAGTTCCATAATGTCTGTGTCAAACTTCTCAGTACATGCACGGCCCAATACGGTTGCGGTACCTTGTAAATCCATTCCGCCTAAGTCTTTCTGTAAGGCTCTCGCCGCATAAGTCTTAGCAGAAACGTTTACTCCTGCCGCCGCAACGTTTAGAATGTCTAATTCTGAGATTGCATTTGATGTGTCTGAATGTACTTCAGTTGAAACTGAAGAAGCCGCAACAGCCGAATATTTCGGGATTTGTGCGGTAACTGAACCTGCAGGTACATTGTAAATATTTACAAGTTGTCCTGGTAAGTAAAGTGAATTTTCGTAACCGGCGAAAATAGCGTCCTGACGGGCATTAACGAGCAAGCCTGCGAGGTCGTTAGCATTGGTTACATTTGTGTTTGTAGTGTCTGCCATTTTAATTTCCTCTCTAAAATGTTATTGTTAACGTTTATTACGCATCTCTGCGTAAAGTTTTCTTTGAGCAGGATCACTTAAATCAAGTTTCTGTAAATCAACTTCATTCTGTGATTCTTCCCCTACACTTCCTGTAGAACCTGCTCCTGTAGGCCCTGCTCTTAAAAAATGCGGGTTTTTGTCAAGAAAACCGTTAACTAAAGAATCAACTGACAGAGGTGTTGCTGAGTTAGTGTCATACATAACTTCGCCTTTCTCACTTAGTACATGAACGTCACCTTCATCTGTCAAAGCAACTCTTCCACGTAGTAGTTGAGCAACTTGTTCAGGATTTACGGCTGTTCTTGCACCTGCGGCTTTTAGTAAAGCACCATCAACTTTTTCTCTTTCAAGTTGTGACTTCATTGTGTTAAGTTTAGAATCATAGTCTTGCTTTTGTTGTTGCAAGATTGTTTCAAACTCTCCACGAGCCTTTTGTTCTTCAAGTTTTTTATTTTCTTGGTCTTGTTTTAGACTTTTGTACTCATTTAGGTCAATGCTTTCGTATTTCTTACTGTACTTTGCCAGTCTTGCTTTTACGATTGCATCAACTTCATCTTGTGAAAAAGTCTTTGAGTCCTGAGTTAGTTCAGCAGAAGTCTCAGTTACTTCTATGTTTTGCTCGGCTGTGCCCATATTGTCATCGGTCATGGTTACCTAATCCTCCATTTTAATTGTGGGAGTAAAATCAATTTATGTCCCTTACTTGTATTTATTCTTCTTCTTTTTCTTCTTCATCGTAGTTTTAGATGATTTAGATTTAGAAGTAGAACTCTTACTACTCTTTTTGCTATGGTATGGCATTATGCGTCTCCCATTTGCTGTCTTGCTTCATCAATGTCTGATTGTTCGATTTCTGGGTGAATTTCTAACATTCTTTCATCAGTAAAGCCTTCATCAATCATTCTCATAATATGCGGAATACGGTTAATCTCGTCAGTCTCAGGATGATCCATTTCACCACCCTCAATGTCTCTGACAACATCGTCCATTTTCTCTGCATTACGTAAAACAATCTTTGAAATCTGTTTGTACATCTCTTTATTAAGAGTTTCACTTGGTACATTCATTTCTAATACAGTTTTGTAGTTTGCTAAGTCGTTATTTTCATCACGAATGTCAAATTTCTTTCTGTATTCGATTGAGAACTGGTCATCTGCTTCAATACCTGTCCACATCTGAAATAGTTCCCATAATTTGTACTCAAATTGCTCTAAAGCATCTGCTTTGTCGCCTAATCTTGTGTTAAGCATCGCCATTTCAGTTTGTAAAGCAACACCTGACTTAGCAACAGTCTTTTCTGCCATTACTGCTTCTAAATGTGTCATCTTTGCAATCATTTTTTGATGTTCTTGTAACATTTTAACGATTGAATCGATTGGTGTGCCTGCTGGCGACAACAAATATGGTTTTAAGTTAGGGTCAGTGTTCTCATCCATTGTAATAATAGATCCTGCACCTGCACTTGCGTCAGTAGAAGCAGTTTTAACAAGTGAAGGATGTGATCCTACACGAATTGCGGCTTCAGCCTCCGACAAAAGATTAAACATCGCTTGTTGAATCTTTGCAACGTCAGAAATGTCTGACATTCCTACGCCTCTCATATTTGTATGATTTGCTTTTAATAATTGAAACGGTATTTTACCTATTGTATTTGGTATTTCTTCTATGATTTGCATATTACTTTGACCGTGTTCAGCATCTTTGAAGTACTTGTAACGAGTAACGACATCTTGGTGCCATACTCTTAGTGTTACTGTTTCTTCATCTTCTGCTTCACGCATCTTTAAGTACGTTAGTTCATAACGTCCTAATATTCTTTCATAGTTCCAATCTAAAACGTTTTCAGGAGTAACAATCTGAGCATAAGGTCTAATACCCATTGCTATTTCTTGTTCAAGAGTTTGTACTCCTTCTACTATTGGTTTGTCTACAAGAACCCAAACATGTCCATACACCATTGCGTATGTGTTACAATCTTTCATAAACGCATCAATGTCTGTGCCATCCAAATCGATGTCGTCAATAAAGTCTTGTGAAAAAGGTAATGGTAGTAGATTACCTAATGTTCTTGCTGGTAACGTTCTGAATAAAAAAGAACGGTACGTGTCTGTGACTAATTTACAAGCGTTTTCTAACGCGGTGTAGTTTAATCTGTTTTCGTATTGGTTTCCTGGCGCCTGGTCTTCATTAAGGTAACGTCTTAACATTTCTAATCTTGGTTTTCTGTATTCGAAACCACCATTAAATGAAGCATAAAGGTAACGCCATCGCCCAATGTATTGGTCGTAGACTGGATGTGTGTCTAAAACATTTTCTTTGGTCAAATATGACATTTACTTCTCCTAAAATACACCAAACGCTTGTTGCTTTGGTAATTCATAGTTTTTGGTTACTGGAAACAAATACTCGACGCCGTAACCAATAGCGTCGGACATGTGGTCGAGCCCATTGTCTTTGTCAGGTACCATAGTACCTTCTTTGTAAGCGTGTCTTGAAAGTGACTTAATCACTTCACGACACTTTGGATCAACGAATAATCGTCTTTCCTTGTTAGTATTTAACAAAAGTGAATTAACAGCATTTATTCTGTCTTTCACCTTAGGATGTCGAGGTCTAAACAACACTCTGAACCCTGCGTTTTGTAAAATACTATGGTCTGTTCTTCCGCCTGCAGAAGTACGATTTTGTGCCCCTGCCGGATCTGGAAAACAAATAATCTGTTCTTTAGTGTAACGTCTTCTCATTTCTGTTGCTAATTCGTCCGTATTGCTACCGTAAATTGCGATTTCATCAATGATGTGAAGCCCATACTCTGTTTTCACTGCAACAGCGCCTACGATGGGATTTACGTTAAAGTCACAAAATAACATTACTTGTTTTAACTCTTTCTTTTCCCATTTTTTTACTGAGTCTTCTAAGTCAAAAGCCCAATAGATGAGCGATGAATAGTTTTCGAATGACGCTTCGTACTCTTGTCTCCAAGTCTTTTCATCTAAATCTCTTTTAGCCGCTTCTACTTCTTCTGGCGGTACATTACCACCTTGAATAGTAGTCATCTGCCAACTGTCCCATTCGTCTTGTGTTTTACCTAAATCATACAAGTCTTTGAAATGATTTAGACCTTTAGGTGAAGAAACGAATAGAGCAGAGCCTGGCGGATTCTGTGCAGAAAGCGAGGCTCTCAGCACTTCTGTCCATGCTTCTGGTTTAATGTCTGCCATTTCGTCCATCACTAAAAAGTCACAACCAGTCCCCCTCAGAGAATCATAGTTTTCTGCACCTCTTAACATAATCTTCGAATTGTTCACTAATGTTATTTCCATTCTTGTTTCATTTATTTTTTTGACCCATCTTAAATCTCTCATCTTTTGTTTCAACGGTTCAAAAATAATATTCCTTGCCATACCATAAGTCGGGGCGACATACATAATAACTTTGTTCGGGTCTTTCGCAAACTTTGCCATTTCTCTAATAGCAAGTATTGATTTACCGAAACGTCTTCCCGCACACAACACACGAAATCGTGCATCACTTTGAGCAATAACTTTTTGTGCTTCACTTAGAGGCATTAAAAGTTGTCATCCCAAGGTAAAGGCTTAGCATCTTCTGGGTTCTGCGGTTCGTCCGTTTGTCCTAACCAATTCTTTCCGAGCCACACTAACATAGTCGCATTCCCTTTTGCGGCTGTCTCCCATTGCTTTCTTCTAAGACCCATTTTACCTTTTGCACGACCTTGTTCTACAATGTCCATGTAGTTACGGTAAATTGTGTCTCTTGAAACATTCATAATCAAAGCAATCTCATCTACTGAACAGTGAATACTTGCCAGTTTAGCAATTTGTTCACGGTCTAATTCTATTGCTTTTCTTCCTCGTGTTTCTTCTTCTTTCTTTTCCTCAGTTCCACTCATAGTGTTCTCCCATTTTCCCTTGGTAGGTGTTTAAAACATAGATGAAATCATTGGTGCAAGTACACTTGCCACAAGCAGGCCCAATATGGCCCACACCCGATTGTCCATCTTTTCTATTTTCTTTTCCATTTTAAAAACATCTTTTTCAATGTGAGCAAGATGGTTCTCTTTAATAATTTTAATGTCTGTTTTTATTTCCTGAACTTCTTGCTCAATGTCTTTCATTTCATTTATTTCCTTAACTCGAACTAATATTGTCGTTTGGTGAATGTGCTTTCTTCCAGTTGCTTGAATCATAGAATGCAAGACATTTAGATCCGGCGTTGCCGTCTGAGATGTAAGCCATTGCACCTTCATCGATTGCACCTGCACCTGCTAAAAAGTTAGCGGTTGCTGTGTCTAATATTGTATTAACAAAACCATTTACGGCTGTTAATTTACCGTTTGCTGTAATAGTGTCTGTGTTTGCATTACCTAATACAGTATTACCATCTACTGTTAAGTTAGTATTGACTTTTAAATTGTCATCTACTGTTACATCACCTGAACTATTAAGAATATTGTTTCCGGCTGTGTCTAATCTGTCACCAAGTTTTAAGTCACCGCCTGATGCTCCAATAATACCATGACCTGAATCATAAGAGTCATTACCAATTCGAATAACATTACCTTCTTTAATGTTTAGTGTGGCAGAAACGCTTGTGCTATTCTCTGGCGTCGTTTGAAAAATTAATTCTGACCCACGGTTTGACCCTGATTGGGTCCCTTTTGTTTGTGCAAGGATTCTAACGTTTGCTAAGCCTGGTAGTGTTGCTCCATTTGCCGCATTACCATTAATAGAAATAATTCTTTTACCATCGCCTAAAGCCGCTGGTGAACTTGGTGTACCACCGAATACTTCTGTTTCAAATCCTGGATTTGTAAATAGATTGACGGGCTTTAATCCACCACCATCTGTGCCTGCGTACTCTTTGAATACAACTGTAGGCCATGAAGTGTCTCCTGCGTCAAGTTGTAGACCAGACATTGCATATGCTGGCGAACCTGAACTGTCAAAGTCACCTATTGTTGTTGTCTTGCTTGAAACATTACCTGTTACTTTGATGTTGTCATCAAAGTCTACTGCTGAACCATTATTACCAATGTCACCTGTAACTTGTAAGTCATCATCAATCTTTAAGGTGTCACTACTTGTAATAGTTGTACCTTGAAATGTAATATGTTTATGTGTGTGTGCTAAATCTGCCGCGCCTGCTTTGTTTTGATTCTCGGTCGAGGCGAATTCGATTTTTGTACCTGCCCCATTTGCCGAGTGATCCTCAGTAGCGATTCCGTAAATTGTTGCTGAAGGTGTTAACCATTCTGTGCCTGTTCTGTAGCCTGAATAAGGATTGAAAAGAACTGCACCAAAGTTGTCATTGTTGTTTAAGTAGTCATCATTTGATCCGTCTTTACGTCCTGCTGAAAGAGTTAAAAGACCTCTTGGAACAAGATTGAACTGTGATCCTAAACCAAAGTCATGTTCTCCACGTGAACGAATAGTAAAGGCTGCCCACGCATCCTCAGCCCCCACGCCTGCAACAGTTACCGGCATATTATTACCTGCACCATATGGGTTAAATGCTGTTAGTGTAAAGGCATCATCTATTTTAATAGTACCTGTGACATCAACATCTTCTTTCAGAGTTAAGGTAGAGCCACCTACTACTTCAATAGAGTTTTCATCTAAGTGTAATGCGTTTGAAACACTTGCACCTACATAAGCATCTGCTGTCTTTAAGTGTGTGTAACCTGTACCATTTGTTTCTATTTCTAAGTTACCGTTTGAGGCATCATAATGTATTTTACCTGAAGTGATGTCTAAATCACCCATTTCAATTTTGTTTACAACGTCAAGAGTACCACGAACATTTACGGTTGCAGTATTAAGTGACGGTCCAAGATTAACTGTAGTGTCGTTAAGTGATGTAGTTGCTCCTGCTGAGAAGATTGTAACATCACCACTTGATCCAGTTCCACCTGCACTAATGTTTAAGTTTTCATTTGCATCTGTTGTAATGTCAATGTTTCCATCTGCATCTGTTGAAACAACTTTCTGTCCATCCACATAAAGAGACCCAGGCCCCAAGTAAATGTCTCGCCATACTTTTGATGGTGAACCTAAATCAAATGTGTCTGTAGTTGTTGGTACAAGATTACTTGAGATTGTGTCTGTGACTGTTAACTCACCTTTAATCTCTACACCGTGTTCATCACCACTTGCAGAAGTATTCTTACCATCTAAAATAATACCACCATCTGTGTTTGCTTGACCGGCTGAACCATTGTAGTTTGAATTCTTTCTACCTGTAATAACAAGTTTCTCATCAGAGTTGATTGAAATGTCTGCATCGACAAATGTATTAGAAGTATGTGCCCAATCGATTGCACCACCATACATTTGCACGTTTGCGGCGTTATTGGCAAAGTTGCCTACTGTTGATCCTGAAATTAAGTTACTTGTTTCTGCTGAACCAATCTTAACGACACCTGACTGTGAAGCAAGTTGTATGTCTTCATCAATGTGTAGATTTTTCATTTTAACTAATGCTTGAGGGCCAGTTACACCAGCACTCATATTAGTATGAATGATTTGTTCATTTAAACTTGTGTCTGTTGGATGTGTAAATCGTACTTCAAAACTTCCGGCATTGTTACCTGTGCCGTCATTTTTAGTAACTAACAAGTCGTTTATTGTAGCATCATCTGTTACACTTAAGTCTGCTAATCCCATACTTGGTACAGAACTAAGTGTAGCACCCGTAATTGATCCACCTGTTATGGCGGCATTGGGTGAATTGATTGTAGTAAATGTTCCTACTCCAGGAGTAGTTCCACCAATCGTTACACCATCAAGTGTAGTAATAGTTGCTGAGTTGGTCGTTAGTGAATCAGTTTCCAACGCATTCGCTTTGAATGTAGCGTGACTCGAACCAACCTTAACCTCGAACTTGTCAGTAGTTTCATTCCACTGAAACAATGCATCATCACTTGTGCCTCTCTCGACAGTGATGCCACCATCTTGCGTTGGTGTCCCAGTGTGGTTAGAATTAAGAACAATATTATTGTCGGCCAACTCAATCGTCTCGGTGTTAACAGTTGTTGTAGTACCACTCACAGTTAGGTTGCCACCTATGGTAACGTTACCACCGAGGCTGGCATCATCCGCGGAAATGTCGCCAGTCAAACTCAGATTAGTTGCATTCACTGTTGTAGCATTTACTGTAGTGATTGCACCTGTTGTTATTGTTGCTGTTCCTGTGACGGTGAGGTCTCCTCCCACACTCGCATCATCAGTTACAACTAAATCATCTGAAACATTTAAGTCTGTAGCATTAACAGTCGTTATGGTTGCTGTAGTTCCATCTAATGTGTCTATTGTACCAGTTGATGCGTCTACATCTCCTGAAGCAATTAGATTGGTTGTGTTAGCAGTTGTACTATTGATTGTTGTAATAGTAGCAGTTGTACCATCTAATGTGTCGATTGTTCCGGTAGATGCATCTACATCTCCTGAAGCGATTACATTTGTGGTGTTTACTGTTGTGCCATTTACAGTTCCATATGTTGCTGTTGTGCCGTCTAAAGTTGTTATTGTTCCTGTTGCACCTTGAACATCACCAGAAGCAACTAAGTTAGTTGTATTAACATTCGTTGCGTTTGCTGTTGTGTATGTTGAAGTTGTGCCACTAAGGGTTGTAATAGCACCGTTTGTGCCATTTACATTTGTAAAAGTTGAAGTCACACCATCAAGTGTGTCTATTGTTCCTGTGTCTGTGTCAATGTCGCCGGCTGTTATGTTTGTTGTGGCTGACATATTGGCGGCTGTTACATCACCAGTTACTGTAACATTTTCTGTTACTGCAACTGTCCCGCCTACAGTTAAGTCGTCAGTTATTACCAAATCATCTGAAACATTTAAGTCACTTGTATTAATCGTAGTTGCATTGATTGTGGTAATGTTACCTGTTGTACTTCTTATTGTTGAGACTGCGTTGATGTCTTTTGAGTTAGCATCAAAGTCTGTTGTTAATTTTGCTTTATTTAAATCTACTGATCCACCTGAGAGAGTAATGTTGGCGGATGAATCTGAATCTGCATTCAGTTTAAAGTTGTCTGGTGTTGAAATACCTGCATCTGGTAATTTAAATTCAATGTTATTACCATTGCTTGATTGCGAAATTTCTATTGTCTTGTTGTCGTCTTTTAAACTTCTAAGAGTGTAAAAGTTTCCGGACGATGCTTTGAATAATTGTCCCTCACTTGCCGGATCTGCGTTAACTAATTCTAAGTTTAAATCTTGTAGAGAGAGTTGTACAGTAGCGATTTCATTTGGTACGCTTACTGTTGCACTGTTTGAATCATCTGAAATAGTAAGATTAAACAGAGTTTGTTCTGTAATATTTACGGTAACTACTTCCGCCATTTACTTCTCCTTAACGTGTGACGTTTGCTTTAACGTTAACAAATCCTTCTAATAATCTTACGACTTCTGAATTTGGTTGTGTCATTTCTACATCGTACACACATTGTTGAGCCGGTACAGCGGCGGATTCAGTGGCTGAAAGTTTCATACCTAATATTCCGTTTGTTCCGTCTACGATTGTAAATGTAAATGATGCTTCTGTGTCAGCACTTGTCGGTGTTGTTCTTATTTGTCCTGCAAAAGAATAACTTGCTGAAATGTCTACTGCTTGACTGTCTTTGTCTTTGATTTGGATTGTGCGATTGAATGTAGCGCCCTGATCCAGGTCAAAATCATACCTACCTGCCATTGTATTCTCCTAAAAAAACGTATTGTAGAGGCTTGCACCTACCCACGCTATTGCAACAAAGTACGAGATTGCAAGCCAGCCTGCAATCATTCTGTAGATTTGTAATTTTGTTTCTTTAATTTGTTGTTCTGTTTCTTTCATTGCTTTGTCCCTTTTATTATTGTATTTATTTCAATAAATACTTATGTTCGTAAGAACATTGTTATTTTGTCCCGGAATACTTCTAATGTATTCTATTAAGAACCGTCAAGCAATTGGCGGTTCTTTTCTTTTAAATGTTTGCATAAGTTTCACGTTTGATTATTCGTACTACAGTGATTGGTGAAATACCATAACCTTTTGCTATTCTTTTTGCATTTGCCCAATTCTCATATGGCATTGCTCTTATGTCTCTTATGTCTTGTTCAGTTATTACACCATTTAAACATCTTTTTGGCTTACGATGTTTAGATGCTTTCTCCATTACTTGTTGATGTGTTGTTAGTACAATATGTTCTGGATTGCAACATAGTATGTTTCCACATGTATGTGTAAATTTATGTACTCTTGTATTCTCTGGCGCACCGTACTTCTCTTTGCCGATTGCTTGATGTACAGTAGTCATCTTGCCATTTACACGTGACATCCCGTACCCTTGACGATGTTTTGCTCCTGTCCAGACTAAACAATCACCAGACTTTTCGCATCTTGCGTGTATTCTCTCAGTAATTGTTCGGTATTTGTTCTTGTCGTATTTCATTGTATTGTCCTTAGTCATACTATTATTTAGCAAAAAAAACTTGACAGATTTGAGAATCGTGTTATTATGTAATCATAGTCAAAACAAAGGAGAACTAACTAATGACTGCAAATAAAAAAGAAGTTAAACGTGCTGAGGCTGTAATGACCGGTAAGAAAGTCTTCAAGTGGATTAGACATACAAGAATTGTTAAAGAAGAACCGGTGTTTGTATTAGCAGATTCATCAGAACACGCACAAGCAATATGGGAAAACAATCAAATAAGTGAAGGCTTAATTGGTACAACAGATCCAAAGTTCCACGTGAATATGGTTCAAGGTGATCCGTATGCTTACATTGATTGGGAGTGGTACGACATGTCTGACAATATGCCGTCTTTTGTGGCAGAAGAGTACGATGACTCAAATAAATTTCACAGAGAATTAATTGAAAAAGATTAAAAAAAGACTTGACAAGGCATAATAGTTATGCTATTATGTAAGAGTAATAAGCATTATTCCTTTTATTAGTATTTCAGAAAATGTTTATTTCTCTTTTAGAGAACGTCAGTTTGATGCTATGCTGACATAACTCTTTGTTTGACAATAAGAGACCAGTACTTTTTATTAGAGGGTGCTGGTCTTTTTTTACCTTTAAACCAAACTTACCTTAAATAAAAATAAAGATTAATAAGATTATGATTAAGCATTTACACACGGCTGATCCCTTTTGTTGTTATTTGTCGCAGAATAAAAAAGAGGAGAGTCATGACTGAACAACTCTCCTCTAACCAGAATGTGGAAAAAATCACGGAGTGTAAATCTTTTCGCACAGTTATTTATTAGTTTACTCTGTAACTTCTCGCTGAGTAGTTCTTCTTAACTCTTGTACTACTTCTGGTGTCTTTGACTTTAGCATTGCTCTTAAGTTCTTTGCTATGTCTGTGCCCGCTTCCGGTGAATTGACTTTAGCAGTAATGTCAGGGTAAGACACTGCTAAGAGTTTGTTTAACTCTGCAACTTTGTCTTGGTCTGATTGAATCAAATCTAAGATGTCTGATTCTGTTACCTGGAGTTTACCTAACTTTGCGTTGTAAACGGCACTGGCTAACTCTTTTTCTGAAAGATTAAGATGCTTGAGTTTGATTCTTTTAAGTAGTACTCGAATCAACTCAGGGTAAGGGTCTGATTGTGGC